CACGCAATGAGTCAGCAAGTTAAGTATGACTTTGTAGAAGATAATCATTTTGCTGAGCTTAAAAACTCAGAGATGATGAGAGAAAGATTACAACTATTACAAGATATTGAAAATCATACTGGAACATACTTCAGTAAAGATTGGATTAAGAAAAATATCTTACACTTTAATCAAACTGAAATTGAAGAAATGCAAGCTGATATGGAACAAGAAAAAGCAAATGAAGCTGATTTTGGACCTGGAGGTGGTGCACATCCTGACGCTCCTTGGAATCAACAACCTGAAGGTGAGCCAGAACAGGGTGGCGAAACAAGCTAAATAATAAATATAATGGAGATATATTATGCCTGAAGATACTAAGCAAGTGACCGATCCTAACTATGTTAATGTTGACAAATTAGTAAAGGGAGCATTAGGTGATAAGCCCTTTGAAGTAAAGGGTGCTTTTGATGATGAGATGCTAAGCCGAGTTAGTCAGGTTATAGCTGGTAAGAGAGATGCAGTACATAAAAATATGTTTGGCGATCAAGAAATGGGAGCCGAAATAGAATCAGACGAGGATGTGCTAGATAAAGAACTTACCGATGATGAGATTGAAGACGCCTTAAATGATGAGGCACCAGAAGAACAAGAAGAAGCTCCAGAAGAGGAACCTGAAGAGGTAGAAAACGAGGAACCAAATGAAACGACTTAGCGAAATTTTAGAAGCAGTAGGCGAGTTAAAACATCACGGCAGAGATAAGGCTGAGGGTGAAAAACAGTTTAAGAAAAAGCATACTGATAATCTATTGGATAAAGAGTATCCAGCAAAAGATACTGATAAAGTATTAAATGCTAGAGATATGAAAAAGGATAAGACTAAGCCTACTCATTTATCAAAAGAAGAAGAAGAAGCAATGTATGAAGCAGCTGAAGTTGCTACTGTTCTTGAATCCGTTGAGGGGATTTATGAATCAGACCAACCTTCAAATATTATATTAGAAGATGGTTCAACAGTTAGTATTGATCCAGAGACAGCTGAAGTAGTATTAGAAGTATTCGATTCTTTATCAGAAGATAACCAAGACAAATTTTTAGAACTATTAGAACAGTCAAGTGATTCATTTGTTGAGTTAATTGATTTTTGTTACAGTAGTATAGAGGGCGATAATGAAGATAATAATTCTTAAGGGTAACGAGGCAACTGCAGGAACTAACTTAGGCGGAGCTAATGCATATAGTGGATCTAGATTAGTTAAGTTTTATCACACTGCGGCAGCTACAGTCACATTAGTAGATAGTGCAAATACAGCTATTGGTAATACAACAGTAGAACCAGGCTCACATTATTTTGCTAAAAACCCTGGAGATAAAATCTTTGCTACAGCAGGTAAATTTACACCTGTAGGATTCGGAGACTAATATGAAGCTTATTACAGAAGTAGAATTCAGCGAAGTTAATTATCTAAAAGAAGCAACAGAAGAAGACGGTAAAAAGAATTATTTTATCGAAGGTGTATTCTTACAATCTAATTTAAAAAATAGAAATGGTAGAGTATATCCTAAAGATACAATGTCTAAAGAAGTAGGTCGATATATGAAAGAGAATATCGAAGCTAAAAGAGCTTATGGTGAGCTTGGTCACCCATCAGGTCCTACTATTAACTTAGATAGAGTATCACATATGATTACAAGTTTAAAGGAAGATGGTGATAACTATATTGGAAAGGCCAAAATTATGGATACTCCGATGGGCAACATCGTCAAAAATTTAATGGATGAAGGAGCCCAATTAGGTGTCTCTTCAAGAGGTATGGGTTCACTTAAACAAAATAACGGTGTTATGGAAGTTCAAGGTGATTTTATGCTTGCAACAGCAGCTGATATAGTTGCTGATCCTTCTGCACCTGATGCGTTTGTTAAAGGTGTTATGGAGGGTACAGAGTGGGTCTATGATGCAGCTGAAGGTCAATGGAGATCTGGTACAGCTGAGATTATAGAGTATATTAAAAATACTGGTGACAAGTCTGTAGTTAAGCTACAGGAACGTAAAGTTGAGTTCTTTAAGAAGTTTCTTGACTCGCTAGTATAAGGTTTTTATAAATATTACAAAATATATTAATTTAAGGGAGTCTAAAAATGGCTGATAAAGAATTAGAAGCAGTAAGCGAAGACACAGCTCAGCTTGACGAGTTCAAGGCTACAGCTGACGCGTCTATGGTCGCCGATCCTGTTCCTACAAAAAGCAATAAAAGACCAGCAGATAAAGAGACGGGTGATAAGGCTATGCCAACCCTATCAAGAGCTGGCATGATCGGAGCTGTTGTACAAAAGCTATCTGGTTTCAGTAAGTCTGGAGTCAATGACGCTTATGCTACTATTTTTGGAAAAAGCGCTCCAAATAATTCTGCAAAGAATATGGCAACTATCTCTGCTAAAGGTATGAGAGAAGATGTTGAAGAAATTTTCGCTGGTGAAGAGCTAGCTGAAGAGTTCTTAGATAAAGCAGAAACTATTTTCACTGCTTCAGTGAATGCAAGACTGATGGCTGAACAAGTTAAACTGGAAGAAGAGTTTGAAGCTAAATTAGAAGAAGCTAAAGATTTATTCGTTCAAGAGTCTAACGATAAAATTGATCAGTATCTATCTTATGTTTCAGAAGAGTGGATGAAAGAGAATGAAATAGCAATTGAATCTGCTATTAAAGTAGAAATTGCAGAGAACTTCATGAATGGTGTTAAAAGCCTTTTTGAAGAAAACTACATTTCTCTTCCAGAAGAAAAATTAGATTTAGCATCTGATGCATTGACTAAAGTTGATTCATTAGAAGAAGAATTAAATTCAGTTCTAAAGAACAATATAGAATTGAATGAAGAAATTGAAGGCCTTAGATGTAAGGACTTGGTAATTGAAAGCGCCGAGGATCTAACATCTACACAAAGGGAAAAACTTTTTGCATTAGCAGAAGGTATTGAGTATGAGAACTTTGATGACTTTGAGCAAAAACTTAATGTTATTAAAGAACAATACTTTGCTTCGAACAAGAGCGTAATTGCCGAAGAGGTTGACGAAACCCCGATCGAAGAAGAAGCAGAGAAAAAGGCTGCAGTTGATCCATTAATGGAATCATATGCCGGTGCAATTTCGCGTACCGTAAAAAAATAAATATAATGAAGAATAATAGGGTAAATATTACAGGAGAACTATAATGGACCTTAATACAAATCTAGTTGAGAAGTGGCAGCCAATTCTTGAGCACGATGATCTACCAAGTATTGGTGATACTCACAAGCGTGCAGTTACAGCTCAACTATTAGAAAATACAGAGATTGCTTTAAGAGAAGGAAGCTCATACTCTCAACAATCACTTCTCGCAGAAGCAGGAACACATACTCCTGTCAACGCAACTGGTACTGCTGGTTTCGGTGACGGTGTACAGAACTATGATCCTGTCTTAATTAGCTTAGTAAGAAGAGCTATGCCTAACTTGGTTGCATACGACATGTGTGGTGTTCAACCTATGAGTGGACCTACTGGCCTTATCTTTGCGATGAGATCTAAGTACACTTCAATGGCTAACTCATCTACTGAAGCATTCTACAACGAAGCTGATACAGCTTTCGCTACTAGAACTGCAGATGCTAATACACTAGGTGACAAACACGTCGGAACAGTTCCAGCGTCAGCTAACAATGCTGAAGCAGGTGCTTATAACTTCGGTGATGGTATGTCAACTAACCAAGCTGAAGCTTTAGGAAATGCAAGTAATATTGCTTTCCCAGAGATGGCATTCTCAATTGAGAAGGTAAGTGTATCAGCTCAAAGTAGAGCCTTAAAAGCTGAATATTCAATGGAACTTGCTCAAGATTTAAGAGCTATCCATGGACTAGACGCTGAAACAGAACTTGCAAATATTCTTTCTACTGAAATCTTAGCAGAGATCAACAGAGAGATTATTAGAACAATTAACGTTGTTGCTAAGCAAGGTGCTACAGACGACACAACAACTGCTGGAACATTTGATTTAGATACTGACTCAAATGGAAGATGGTCTGTTGAGAAGTTCAAAGGACTAATGTTCCAAATTGAAAGAGATGCTAACCAAATCGCTAAAGACACAAGAAGAGGAAAGGGTAATGTCCTTATTACATCTTCTGACGTTGCATCAGCCCTTCAAATGGCTGGCGTATTGGATTACACTCCTGCACTTAACTCTAATAACCTACAAGTAGATGATACTGGTAATACTTTTGCTGGTGTATTGAACGGAAGATATAGAGTATACATCGATCCATATACTACTGGTAACTATTACACATTAGGATATAAAGGATCTTCAGCATTTGATGCTGGTATATTCTACTGTCCATATGTTCCTTTACAAATGGTTAGAGCAGTTGGTGAGAACACTTTCCAACCTAAAATTGGTTTCAAAACTAGGTATGGTGTTGTTGCTAACCCATTTGCTGAAGGTACAGCATACGGAAACGGTGCATTAACAAAAGACTCAAATGTATATTACAGAAGAGTACTTGTTAATAACATAATGTAATCTCGGTTACTTTATTTAAAAGAGC